GAACAACTTCGTGGTCGTATTCGTGGTACTGGTATTCACGCTGCTGGTGTGGTTACTGCTAAAGAACCTATCTTTAAGTATGCACCATTGGAGACTAGAACAACTCCAGGTAGCAAGGAACGTATTCCAGTAGTAGCAGTAGACATGGAAGAAGCAGAACGTATCGGTCTGATTAAGATTGATGCTCTGGGTCTAAAGACCCTATCTGTTATTCAGGACACGCTTGCTATTATCAAGGAGCGTTCTGGAGATGTTGTTGACCTATATAAACTTAACATGGAAGATGCAAATGTTTATCGTATGCTTTCAGATGGTTTTACTAAGGGCGTATTCCAATGTGAAGCAACACCATACACGAATCTTCTAGTAAAGATGGGTATCAAAAATTTTGCAGAACTTGCTGCTTCTAACGCTTTGGTTCGTCCAGGTGCTATGAACACAATCGGTAAAGACTATGTTGCTCGTAAGCATGGTAAGCAAAACATTGACTACAAACACGAAGTTCTAAAAGCATTTACAAAAGAGACCTACGGATGTATTCTGTATCAGGAACAAGTTATGCTTGCCTGTGTGGAACTTGGCGGTATGACAATGGCTGAAGCGGATAAAGTTCGTAAGATTATTGGTAAGAAGAAAGATGCTAAAGAGTTTGATGTCTTTAAGGATAGGTTCGTAAAGGGTGCTTCCAGATTCTTGTCACCTAACGCTTCTGAAGACCTGTGGACAGACTTCGAAGCACACGCTGGATATTCATTCAACAAGTCTCACGCTGTGGCTTACTCAACAGTTTCTTACTGGACAGCATGGCTGAAGTATTACTACCCTATCGAGTTTATGTATTCATTGCTCAAGAACGAAAGTGACAAGGATGCTCGTACTGAATACCTAATTGAAGCAAAGCGTATGGGTATCCCTGTTCGTCTACCACATATCAACGATTCAGATGTTGACTTTAAAATCGAGGGTAAAGGTATTCGCTTCGGACTATCATCTATTAAGTTCATTAGTGATAACATTGCTAATAAGTATATTGCTGCTAGACCTTTTGCTTCCTACAAAGAACTAGAAGAGTTTACATTTGGTAAGGGCAATGGGGTGAACAGTCGTGCATTACAGGCTCTTCGCCTTGTAGGAGCGGCTACGTTCACTGACCAACCTAGAAACGATGAAGAAGTTCGTGAGAACCTGTATGAGTATCTTAACCTACCAGAGTTCAACACTTCTATTCCGCAACACTACCACGCATTCATCAACGATGTTGAAGAGTACGAAGAAAAGGGTGCTTATGTTCTTATGGGAATGATTAAGAGCATCAAGCGTGGCAAGGGCTGGTCTAGAGTAGAACTTCTTGATAGAACTGGTAGCACTGGAATCTTTGACGATGAGAATACTACTATCGAAGCAGGTAGGACTTACATAGTTCTAGCAAGCGATAACAGAATTGTCACAGCAATTCCAGCAGATGAGATTAAAGGTAATCCATCTGGTCTTATAAAGATTCTTAACTTCCGTCAGTTGCCTTACAAAGATGATGAACTATTTGTAGTATCATTTAAGCCAAGAGTAACTAAGGCTGGTAAAAAGATGGCTTCTTTAGTTCTAGCAGATGCTAGTCGTGAGATGCATAGCGTTACAGTATTTCCTACGTCTTTCTCTAAAGCGTACATGAAGATTGATGAAGGAAATGTATATAAATTCTCTTTGGGTAAAACTAAAGATGGAACAATAATTATGGAGGATGTGTTCAATGTTTGATGAAGTAGCAAAAGACCTGCACGAAACAGCAGTAGAAAAAGGTTTCTGGGGCATTGCCTATAACAATGATGATAAGGAATCCTTGGATATATTTATGACTAAACAACTAATGATGATTGTGTCAGAGGCGGTTGAGGTTATGGAAGCAATTCGTAAGTCCAAGAGTCCAGAAGAAGTAGCAGACGAGATGGCAGATATTATCATTCGCACTCTTGACCTCTATGCAGGTCTTCGTGAGTTTGAGTATGTCAATGGCAGTCTTGATGATGCTTTTGAAAAAAAGACTGGCTACAATAAGTCTAGACCAGAAAGACATGGGGTTCGTTTCTAATGACTACTATTGAAGAGGCAATGGCAGCACTAGACCCACGCATCCGTAAGCGTTTGACTAATGGTGTTGGGTTTAAGACTGAGTATCAGGGAACTCCTAGTTTCGGTCTTAATCGTGCACTTAATGGTGGGCTACCACTGGGCAGACAGGTATTGATTTGGGGAAGCAAGTCTTCTGCTAAGTCTTCTCTATGTTTGCAGATGATTGCTCAGGCACAAGAAGAAGGCAAGTTATGTGCTTGGATTGATGCAGAGATGTCTTACTCAGAAGATTGGGCTAAGAGACTTGGGGTAGATACAGACAACCTTATCGTATCACAAGCCAGAACAATTAATGAGATGGTAGACGTTGGAACTAACCTAATGAATGCTGGAGTAGATATTATTGTAGTTGATTCAATTACATCTTTGCTACCTGCTATCTATTTTGAAAAGGATACTGATGAACTTAAACAGTTGGAAAACACCAAACAAATTGGTGCGGAGTCTAGAGATTTTAGCAACGCTTGGAAGATGCTTAATTATGCTAATAACAAAGTTAAGCCAACCCTTTTGGTTCTTATCTCGCAATCTCGTAACAATATTTCTGCTATGTATACTAGTCAACAGCCTTCTGGTGGTCAGGCTACTAAGTTCTATTCATCAACGGTTATCAAGTTATTCTCTTCCGAATCAGACAATCAAGCAATTAAAGGCAAGATTGCAGTTGGCGATAAACTCATTGAAGAAAAGATTGGTAGGAAGATTCGTTGGGAAGTCCAATTTAGCAAGACATCGCCAGCCTTCCAATCTGGAGAGTACGATTTTTATTTCCGAGGTGATGTTGGCATCGACAGCATTGGTGATTTGGTTGATACTGCAGAGATGATGGGTATTGTAGAGCGTACAGGTGCTTGGTATATTCTACCAGACGGAAGTAAATTGCAAGGTAGGGATAAGTTCGTGGCTCGTGTTCGTGAAGACCTAGACCTACAAGACGATATTAAGGCTAAGGTTATGAATGGGTAAATATACAGTTTATCCAGGTAAATTTCCTTGCCACACCTGTAGAGTAGAAGTTAAATCTGTAAGAGTATATCCATCAGACAAACTAATAACTTGGATGTGTCCAGACAAACATCTAAACGAAGTAAGCCTTGAAACCAAGAAGAAGAAAGATTATGAGCGAGAGAAGCGAGAGTAAGCGTATTGGTGCTAAACAGCACAAGAACTCTGGCAGAGGTACTCATAAAGGTGATGCTTCTTGGGAAGGCTTCACTGTTGACTTCAAAGAAGTTGGTAAGTCCTTTACCCTCAATAAAGATGTTTGGGCTAAGGCAACTACAGATGCTCTTCGTAATAACGATAATCCAGCAATTGTAGTTGTCCTTGGCGATGACGGTATTAAAACAAGATTAGCAGTCATTGAGTTATCCCTACTAGAGATGATACTTGACCAACTACCGCCTAATAGTGTATAATAGAATTACAACATTAAGGATACTAAATGGAACAAACAACAATTGAACAGGTCAATGGTCTCACAGAGATTGCTGACTTTATGAATGATGAAGAACTGACTACCGCTCTTACCTTTATTGCTAAGGTAATTCTTAAGCCAGATATTCCTCTTAACGTTGCACAAGTAGAAATCGTTCGCTTACAAGCAATTGCTGCGAAGATGTCTTTCAAAGCCACATGGCTAACTAACGTAGATAAAGGAGACAGAGCGAAAAAGAATATTTATTACACCGCTGCTGAGGCTATTAACAACCTCGTTTCGGCTCTTAAATATATCACTCGCTAGTGTTATTATGGCAAAAAATTTATTAAGTCAAGTAATGATTAAAAAGGTTGATAGCAATCCCAATTCTAAACCATCATTCCTAGACAAACAAGCACTAATTGATAAGATTAACTCTGGTTACACTGTCAATCGTGTAGACAAGTTTCAAACAAAGAAAACATTTGCACCTAGTACGATTGCATTCTCTCATGGAGAATGTCCTCGCTACTGGTATCTAGCCTTTGAGGGTGCTAACTTTGTCGATAATGCGGATGCGTATGGTGGTGCAAACATGACTGCTGGTACAAAGGCACACGAAAGAATTCAAGAGGCTATGGGCAATGTTCCTGGACTTCTTGTAGATTCTGAGTTTAAGGTAACATATAATGACCCACCAATCTTTGGTTATGGTGACGTTATCCTTAACTGGGAAGACAAAGAACTGCTTGGCGAAATTAAGACAATGCCTAACGAAGGCTTTGAGTATCGTAAAAATGCAGGTAAACCAAAACTAGGTCATATGATTCAGTTGCTTATCTACATGAAGATTCTTAACAAAAGCAAAGCAATTCTGATTTATGAGAACAAGAACAATCACGAACTGTTGATTTTTCCTGTAGAATTAAATCAGTACATGTACGAGTGGGTAGAGAACACTTTTGAATGGATGAGAACTGTTCGTAAGGCTTGGGAAGATAAAACCCTGCCAGAGAAAAACTATCGTTCTAATTCAAAGATATGCAAGACATGCCCTATACAAACGGCTTGTGCTTCTGCAGGTTCTGGAGAGATAAAAATTAAATCTCTGGAGCCTTTAAATGAAGAACAAACATTGTAGTTGGTGCGATAGTCAATTTAAGACAGCACTTTCCTATCAGATATACTGCTCTGCTGAATGCAGAGAGCAAGCAACTAGAGAAAAGATTGCTCAAAAATATTTGAGGGATAAGGTTAAGAAACGTGCTGGCAAGGTCAGGCTCTGCAAGACTTGTGGCAAACAACTATCAATGTACACTGAGGAAACTATCTGTCAGTTGTGCGAGGTAAACCCAGATGATGTTAAAGATGCTCTAAAAGAGATTAAGGATATTTTAAATGGTAAAACTAAACTTGACTAAAAAACCAAAACGATTCTGTGCTATTGATGCTAGTACAAATAGTTTAGCATTCGCTATCTTTGAAGACAATCGCATTGTTGCTTGTGGAAAGATTAAGTTTGAGGGCATATCTACTTATGATAAGGTTATGGATGCTGCTAAAAAGACTAAGGCTTTCTTTGATAAGTTTGATTTTGATACCATCATTATTGAGCACACGGTATTTATGAATAGCCCTAAGACTGCTGCTCAGTTGGCTATGGTGCAAGGAGCGTTGCTTGGTGCTGCTTCTATGGCTGGGGTAAAAAAGATTGGCTCCGTATCGCCTATGACATGGCAGAACTTTATTGGCAATAAGAAACTAACTAAAGAAGAGAAGCATGAGGTTCAGAAAAAGAATCCAGGCAAGTCTGTATCTTGGTTTAAAACTGAAGAACGAAATATTCGAAAGCAAAGAACAATTAACTTTATCAATATAAACTATGATAAGCACCTAGAGGATGACGATGTTGCAGATGCTTGTGCTATTGGGCACTGGGCTTTGAAGAACTGGGATAAGGCGTTTGGATACTAATGGCTAATAAGTTTTATACAAATGAAGCATGGCTTAAGAAACGTTACCATGTAGATAAAAAAACTCCAGAGCAAATTGCTTTAGAATGTGGCACTAGCGTAGAAACAATTTATGTTTATCTAGCCAAATTTGGATTAAGGAAGTCTAAGAGATGAAAAAGGTAAGGTCAGTCAAACTACAGGAAACAAAATTTAGCAGAGAGAATGAATTACAAATTGGTAATTTTACTATTGCTAAAGGTGATATCATTAAAATAGAGGGAGAACATGGTGTCAAATTTAAATTTGATGCTGTTGTAACTAATACCGAAAATGGTAAGGTCTGGGTAGATTGCTTTGAGATGCAGAAAGCAACTGCTACTGCATGGCGTTCGTTTGACCCCGAAAGAGTTAAACGCATTCCGACAAAACGAGGAAGACAAAAGAAAAATGTCGATTGAAGACTTAACAGTTGAACATCTCGATGAGATGAATAAAGTTGTGGAGAAGTATCTCCAGGGTGAAGAGCCTACTCAAATTTCTAAAGCACTTTCACTACCACGTCAAAAGGTTATGGCACACATCAACCAGTGGCGTGTTATGGCTTCTGACAATGCTGCTATTCGTGCTCGTGCCAAGGAAGCATTGGTTGGTGCAGACACACACTATAACAAACTAATTAGTAAAGCATATGAAGTTATGGACGATGCTACAACTGTTGCAAATCTTGGTGCTAAGACTGCTGCAATCAAACTTGTTATGGATATCGAAAGCAAACGTATTGACATGCTGCAAAAGGCTGGTCTGCTTGAGAATAAAGAATTGGCAGAAGAGATGCTGAATATTGAACACAAGCAAGATATCCTTGTTGGTATTCTTAGAGATATCGCAAGCGAGTATCCACAGATTCGTGACGAGATTATGCGTAGACTTTCGCAGGTATCAAAGGAGCAAGAGGTTATAACCATTGTCAATGTTCAATGACTTCCTTGAAGTACTAAAGAGTAATGTCTTTGCAGAAATGCCAGTAGACGTTAAAACATTTGTCGAAGGTGAAGACTACCTACAGCAACCACCGCTATCACAAATTCAGTACGACATCGTAGAGGCTATGAGCCAAATCTATAAACTGGAAGAAGTCATTGAAATCCTGGGGGATACAGAAGGTCGTAGATACTATAACAAGTATACAAAGAACGAAGTAATCCTACAACTAGGAAAGGGTTCTGGCAAGGACTTTGTATCCACAGTTGCTTGTTGCTATATCGTTTATAAATTACTTTGTCTCAAAGACCCTGCTCGTTACTTCGGTAAGCCTACTGGTGACGCTATTGATATTATTAACATTGCGATTAACGCACAACAGGCTAAGAACGTTTTCTTTAAAGGTTTTAAGAATAAGATTGAACGCTCTCCATGGTTTGCTGGAAAGTACTACGCAAAGGCAGACAGCATTGAGTTTGATAATGCTATTACTGTTTATTCTGGTCACTCTGAGCGTGAGTCTCACGAAGGTCTAAACCTTATCCTTGCAGTACTAGATGAGATTTCTGGTTTTGCTAATGAGGTTGGAACTGGTAACGACCAAGGAAAAACTGCTGACAACATCTACAAAGCATTCCGTGCTTCCGTAGATTCTCGCTTCCCTGACCTTGGCAAGGTAGCCCTACTGTCTTTCCCTCGCTATCCTGGAGACTTTATCTCTACTAGATACGATGCAGTTATCGCAGACAAAGAAGTTGTAACAAAGAAACATAAGTTTATTATGAATCCAGACTTACCAGAAGATGCAGAAGGAAATACTCTTGAGATTGAGTGGGACGAAGACAATATTCTGGCATACAAGTTTCCTGGAATGTTTGCTATTAAAAGACCAACATGGGTGGTAAATCCTACTCGTAAAATTGATGACTTCAAGTTAGCATTCTATACAGACCTTGGAGATGCTATGATGCGTTTTGCTTGTGTCCCTACCTACGCTTCCGATGCTTTCTTTAAGCAGCAAGAAAAAGTTCGTGCTTGCATGACAGTCGTAAATCCAATTGACACTAATAAAAGTTTTATGGAGTCGTTCAAACCAGACCCAGACAAAAAATATTTTGTCCATGCTGACCTTGCACAAAAACATGACAAGTGTGCTGTGGCTATTGCTCACGTTGAGAAGTGGGTAAATGTGCAGGTAGTTAAGGACTATGCACAGGTAATGCCTATCGTAGTAGTAGATGCAGTAGTCTACTGGGAACCAAAGATTGAAGGTCCTGTAAACCTATCAGAAGTAAAGCAGTGGATTCAGAACCTACGCAGACTGGGCTTTGATATTGGCATGGTTTCATTTGACCGCTGGCAATCATTCGATATCCAGAACGAGTTGAAGGCTGTTGGTATAAAGACTGAGACTGTATCTGTTGCCAAAAAGCACTACGAGGACATGGCTATGCTTGTTTACGAAGAACGTCTTGCTATGCCAGCCATAGAGTTGCTATTCGAAGAACTAACAGAGTTAAAAATTATGAGGGGTAATCGTGTAGACCACCCTAGAAAGTCCTCTAAGGACCTTGCAGACGCTGTTTGTGGTGCTATCTTTGGGGCTATCTCACACACACAGAGAGACAATAATCAGATGGTAGAGATTCATACATTCCGTGATAGAAAGCCAACAGAAGAAATGCACGACTTTGATAAGCGTAGTATTGTTCAGCGTAATAAACCAGCAGATAAAGAACTGGAATCGTACTTTAAACAGTTTAACATAAATATAATGTAGTGGTATAATAGTTTTGTTGGGCACTTCCAACAAGGAGACTACAAATTAATAATAAAACCTCAAGATTTATACTAGCAATATTCTTAGCCTTTTCCTGTCTATTCTTTCCATCAACAGCCTCTGCAGAAACAAGGGCTGAGTATGATGCAGTTGTAGCAGAAGCACAGGCTTTAGTTGATGCTACCAAAACTGCTTTGACAGTTGCTCAAGAAGCATACCAGACAGCCTTGAATGAAAAGGCTACAATAGATTCCACAGTAGAGTCAAACAAAACACTTTTAGATAATGCAATTTTAGATTTTCAAAGCAAGCAATTACTGGTAGACAAAGCACAGGTAGCCTTAGACTTGGCTAGGGAAGACTACAATACAAAATTAATTTCAGACCCTAACTGGATTAGACCCGATAAAGAGGTCACACAAACCATTGATGTTTCATATACAGTTCAAGTTCCTTATACAGAATTAGTTCCAAGAACAGAACTTGTACCGAGAACAATCTTAGTTCCTAATACAAGGATGGAGTCTTATTTAGATTATGAGCCAGTTGAAGTTACAACTCTGGTTCCAGGTGGACTTACAGCAACTTCTTACAATAGACAGGGGTATAACAATGCCCCACCACTACCAACAGAAACAGAAACACCACTAGCAACTAAGAATGTTCCTAACATTGATTTTCAATGGGGCAGTGGTTTAGTTTTAAACTCTGGAAAAACTGAAGATGTTTTAGTAAAATTTGAAGGCAACCTAATGGTTCCACAAGATGGATGGTATAGTTTTTACGCTCCAGGAGATGACGGAGTTAAGTTAACAATTGCTGGCATGAGTCTTATCAATGATTGGCGTGACAAAGGTGGAGGTGGCACTACCTCACAAGAAGTATGGATTAGAGCAGGTGTTTTCTATCCAACCACACTATACTATTATGAAAATGGTGGTGGAGCATGGGTACAACTTTATTCAAAAATTTCTGGCGGTAATATGCAAATTGTTCCTGCATCATGGTTTGGAGAAAGAACAGTAACAGAGATAGTGTATCAACCAGTTGTAAAGTACTATGAGGTAATTTATTACACAGAAGAAATAGTTTATGACGAAGTAATTGTTTATGATGAAATAACTTTTTATAGAGAAGAAACTAGATATAGAAAAGAAGATATTATTATTGTTGTTCCAGATGAGGATGCCACTGCACCACTAATCAATGACCCAGCACTAATGCTTCTTGTTGGTTTAGCACAGACCAACCTAGATGAAAAACAATCTACTTTGTTATTTTCAATATCCGATAGAGATAAGTTGCAGCAAAACTACGAGTCTTCTTTGCTAGTTCAAACAGAAAAAGCAGGTATAATTGAAGTAACATCGCAGGATGTAATAACAAAACAGGAGGAATTACTTGTCGCAGAACAAGAACTACAAGCCATTCCACCTTACGAAGAGCCAACACCTACACCTACGGAGACCGAGGAACCTGTTGAAAAGCCAACAGAAGTTATCCCAGAGCCGCTACCAGAGCCAGAGCCGCCAGTGTCCCCCGAACCCAATCAACCTGAGTTACCAGTAGATATAGCCACGGTAGACCCACAATCACTTTCAAATGAACAAGTAGCAGAACTTATATCTGTAGCAAATGAAATCCTAAATAATTCCGAGCAAGGCTCACCAGAGTATGAAGAAGCCCTTGACGCTTTGTTTGTTGCTGCTCAGGCAGATGACATTGTAATCTCTGAAGAACTTGCAGCCATTCCAGGTGCAGCGGCTTTAGTTGGTGCAATTAACTTTATGGGTAACGTTGGTTCTGACATGTCTCCAAAGGTAAGAGAAGAATCTAAAAAGATTGTTGTAACAGCAGTTGTTGCTGTTGGAGCAGCAGTCAACGCAGCAACAGGAGCAGCATTATCTGCAGCAGCACCATCAGCGGCAGCATCTGCATCAGCAGGTGGCTCAGGTGGAACATCAAGTACAAGGAGGAAAGATTAATGAAGAATTTTTTAAATGACCTATTGGGTCAAGCATGGACACTTCTTGGTATGTTTGTCGCATGGCTCGTCCTTGAGGGTTCAGCAAAAGAAGTTGTGGGATATGCAATCGTTGGAACATCTGTTCTATGGATGATTACTTATCCACTTAGAAATCCAAAAGACAAGGAGGAAGAATAATGAGACTATTTGGTAATGTATTTATGCGTATTGTTGCTACCTTTGTTGCTTCTGCACTTGGTGTAGTTGGTGCTGGTAGCGTAGCAAGCGGTATTAGTGGTGTCGAGATTCCTATTTGGTTTAGTGCTGTAATGGGTGGTATCTTGGCAGTAGCAAAGGTAGTAGAGTTACTAGCCTTAGCATTCCTTGAAGATGGCAAACTATCTCGTAATGAGATTAATGCTGCTTTCCGTCAGACTATTGCTCTTAAAGATGTAGCACAGGATGATGAGACATCTAAGCCTAAGAAATAACTTGACAAACCCCTTTCGGTAGTTTATAATAGATATAGACCTGAAAGGGGTTTTTCTATGTCAATGACTTTTGACGAATGGCTACAACATGGCTTAACACAAGGCTGGGTTGGTCCTGCTGTATGCAGTACACACGATGGGATTCCTACCACTAGAGATGAAGATTTAGAGTGGGAAACTGGAGACCCATGCATCCATGTACTAAGACTGTATGAAGATGAAGCAACCAAGTTGGCTGTGGAAGAAAATCATGCTCCGTCTGTATGGCGAGCAACAAACAGTGGTTACACTGTATAATTAAATAGTGATGGGCATTAACTCAGTTGGCAGAGTGTTCGACTGTTAATCGAAATGTCCCTGGTTCGAACCCAGGATGCCCAGCAGGACCAGACACGCAGACTTAGATTCGGTGGTTTAATAGTAATACTAGTAAAAACTATTACAGATGTTGTCCCTATCTGGGTGAGCCAAGGGGCATTTGATTTCGTAGTTCAGTTGGTTAGAACGCTACCCTGTCACGGTAGAGGTCGTGGGTTCAAGTCCCATCGGAATCGCAGCGATATAACTCAATGGAAGAGTGCTTGCCTACGAAGCAAGATGTTGTAGGTTCGAGTCCTGCTATCGCTACGCCACCTTAACTCAGCGGTAGAGTGCCATACTTGTAATATGGAGGTCAACAGTTCAAATCTGTTAGGTGGCTCAAATGTCAATGGTATAATAGAGATACTATGACACAAATCATAGAATACATCTTGAAAGGAAGTATAATTATGACAGCAATTTATAAAGAACCATTCCCAGCAAAAACTCGTGGAGATGAGTTCGGAAACCTAGCCCCTTATCGTGAGGGTAGACCACACAGAGGTCAAGACTGGAGTCCAAAAGAACTTTCACCAATCCCAGCAATCACTGATGGAACAGTTTTTCTTAATGAGTGGAGTGATGGTCTAGGCTGGTTCCTAGTTCATTCAGCAAAGGACGGACACTTCGTTCTATATGCTCACCTAGCAGAACAGTCACCATTGAAGAAAGATGCTAAGGTTAAACTTGGAGACATCATTGGTAAGGTTGGCGGTGGAAAGAAAACTCCATCAGGTAAATTCTCAACTGGAGCACATCTACACCTAAGCATTGGTAAGGCTAACAAGGCTTGGAGCAATCCAGGAATCCACCTATCATCATACGATGACTTGGTAGACCCACTAAAGCACATTCTAGCAAACTCAGGAAAGTAAAGTATGCCTACCTATAATTTTAAATGCCCAGACTGTGAAAAGACAGCACAAGAGGTAAGACCTTTTGAAGATGCTGATAAAGAATTACTTTGTGATGCTTGCAATACTGCAATGCATAAGGTATACTCAGTAGGAGCAATTAAATTTAATGGTGGAGGATTTTACTCAAATGACAAATAACCTAATAGAACAAATAGACAAGAAGTGGACACTAGATACATCTCATCGTTGCGATGTTTGTGGTTCACAGGCTTATGTTCAAACTTTGGGGGTAACAGGGGACTTGCTTTTCTGTGTCCATCACTACGATAAGATAATGCGTAATGAGAAGGCACAGAAAGCAATGACCCAGTTTGCCTATCAAGTAATTGATGAACGTGAACAACTAGACACAAAAATCTAGTATAATTGTTTTAGGTGATTAAATGGAATATCTTGCTGGCTCTATCTTTACTCTAGTAACCATACTTATTGTGTCTAGACTAATTAAAAAAGTAGAAAACACAAACAAAATAATTAAAGTAA